AAAAAGCTTAGCGGGATTGATTTTGTGTATCTTATCATTAATCTTTGCATTTTCAATGAACAAAGCAGCAGTAGATTCAATAAACGAAACTTTTGGTTCCGATGAAGCTAGTCAGATAGTATATGATTATGGTGAGGCAGCAGAACTTGATGGTATATCTATAAAGGTTTTAAATGTTGAAAAAAACAGTGGTTACACAAAAAATTATATAAATGTAAAGCCAGATAATGATGGTGATGAGTTTGTTATTGTTGAGGTAGAGATAAAAAATATATCAGAGGAAACGAAAGCGTTTAATGTATTGGATTTTTCGATTCAAACAGGTAATGGAGAAATAAGGAGTGCTGGATTTTCTATGTATGATACCGGCAATGACTTAGGATTTGGCTTACTGGCTGCAGGTGGTACTAAAGTGGGGAAAATTGTTCTAACCGCCCCTAAAGATGATAATAACTTATTACTTATTTATAAGGGGAACATGTTTGATAGTAAAGAACGAAAATTCAAGCTGCAGTAATTGATAGTTTTTTGTTGATAGGTTAACTAAAGCACGTAAAAAAATAACTAAAGTCCAAACCCAAAAAGACGACTACTTCGGTACTCGTCTTTTTTTATGCCATTTTGGGGGTGATTTATTTGAGCGGTATAACTGAGCTTGCTAAACTATTTAAAGAACGAGACAATTCAGCTGGCTATTCCCCTATTATCGGCCAGATTATTGACCTGCCAAACATTAAAATCCGCCTTAATGACAGAGTTATCTTAACCTCCGCCCATATCAAAAGCTGTGTTGATTTAACCGAAACTGACGAAAACGGCATATATATTAATCTCGGTAAGAAAGTTGTTCTATTGCTTTATGCCGATAATCAAAAATTTATTGTGGTTGGAGTGGTGCAGTGATGTTTCCCAGAACGCAGGATTTGCCCGATGTTACCAATGCTGAAACGGTAATGTCAGGTAAGTCCTTTTTGTTTGACTTTACAGCAGGCGATTTCATAATTCGCGACGGGAAGCTTGTAGAATGTAAAGGCATAGATGCAATCAAAGTTTGGATTGAGAAAATACTACGAACCGAAAAAGGAAGGTTTAGAATATATAATGACACGGACTACGGATGCAGGATTGAGGACTTGCTGGTCGGCAGTAATTATCCTGTGGAATTTATTGAAGCTGAACTTAAACGGGAAATTGAAGATGCACTGAAGCAAAACCTCAATATACTGTCGGTCTTTTAACATTGAACGCTCCGCAAGCGGAATCACAGTCAGCATGGAGGTGGAAACAAGTGACTCGGGAAGAAATACTGTCGCTATTGCTCTCTAATATTTCATCGGAGTTTGACAAATCTGTCGGCTCCTTTTTTTATGACACCCAAAAGCCGCTTGCAATAAAATTGGAAAGAATTTATGACAAGCTTACGGAAATCCTCTTAAACGGTTTTGCGGCAACGGCAAAGGGTGAGTACCTTGACAAAAAGGTTGCAGAGCAGGGTTTGACTCGTAAAGCTGCGTCCTATTCCACAGGAACGGTCACTGTAACAGGCAATGTGGGAGCCGTTATATCAAGCGGCGACAAGGTTACGTCGGATACCCTTGTATTTACGGTTACACAGACAAAATATATCGATTCGTCCGGAACGGCAACGGTAAGCATCATCTGTGACACACCGGGCAAGCAAGGGAATGTCCCAATCGGTACAATCAATCGATTTCCTGTAACCATAAGCGGGCTTGTGTCGGTCACAAATATAGAGCCCACAAGCGGCGGATTTGACGAGGAAAGGGACGACGAACTGCGGGAGCGGTATTTTGAAAAGGTATCTCTTCCCGCAACCTCCGGTTCAAAATACCACTATGTTATGTGGGCAAAAGAGGTTGAAGGCGTGGGTGACGCCAAATGCATACCGCTTTGGAATGGCGCCGGTACGGTTAAGGTTATCATCATAAACGCAGATAAACAGGCTGCGGACGCGACTTTAATTAATGCTGTTAAAGACCATATTGAAGAGCAGCGCCCTATCGGTGCGGATGTTACGGATGAAAGCGCTGTTCCGTTGGCCATAAACATTTCGGTGTCCATTACCTTGGCAAACGGTGTGACAATAGATACGGCAAAGCAAAAAATATCAGACTTCATATCTTCGTATCTTAAGAAAAATGCATTTTCGGGAACATATATTTCCTACGCTCAGATAGGCGGCTGCATATTTGCGGTTGACGAAGTTTTAGATTATAGCAATTTAAAAGTAAATGGCGGCACCTTGAATATTAATATCCCTGAAAATGCAGTGCCTGTACTGGGGGTGGTGACTATTGCGTGAGTATTTGCCATCATATTACCGAAAATCTAAGGTCATGAATCAACTGATGGATTCACTTGAATTGGGATATGAGAGGCTGAAGCAGGAAGTCCGGCTGACGGAAAATCAGTTTTTTGTTTTGCTTGCAGATAAAAATATCTCGAAACACGAAGCTGACGTTGGAATAGCCCCTAACCCGTCGGAAGATTTAGAAACCCGCAGAGGGAGCATACTTTCAAAGCTTAGAGGAACCGGAACCGTTACCAAAACCATGATGAAAAATGTGGCGGCATCCTTTGTCAACGGTGAAATTGAAATTATTGAATACGCGTCCGTGTATTTATTTGCAGTAAAATTCATGAGCAAACAGGGCTCCCCTACAATCTTGCCGACATACAAAAGGTGATTGAGGATATTAAGCCCGCCCACTTAGCAGTGGAATATATATTCACCTATCGCCTGTGGCAGGATGTATTAAACACGCTTTCAGACTGGAGCGAAACCAGAAGCTACACATGGGAGAATCTAATGACATTTGAAGTAATAAAGAATTTGAGGATTGTAAACGGCGTTCCATATTATTGCGGTGACGGCGGAAACGGCATTGTGGTATGGAATGAAAACAGAGTGTACGCAAGGGAGGTTATTTAAACATGGCTGAGATACAACCAAATGACATAGGTCTTGCTACCTTTGCCGATATGGGCGATGTTGCAAACCTACGTACTAATGCAAAAGAAGTAGTTGCGGCAATTAACGAGGTCTTGGCAAACAGTCAGGGCACCATATCAGGCGAGCAGCTTTATATGGAAGGTGAAGACAACACTGTTATCGGCAGCGGAAACATTATATTCGAAAACGGCAACAGGGTGTTTGGTACCGGTAATGTAATTGTCGGCGACAATCATCTTGTTATTGGCTCTAATATAACCATAGCCGAGGGCATGGGAGAAGTATATTTTGATTGGGTGGACACGTCTTCAAAGAGAATTTATTTTTACATTTACGACGATGATGTAAATTTTCACCTGAAGGTTGGAGACAAAATTGCCTTAAACTTTCAGCAGTCATGGTGTGACCCTGACTGGTATGAATGGATTAGTGTAAGCACCGGAAACTTTCTTGCTTCTGTTACTGAAGTAAATATGAATTACAATTATATTGCCGTAAACTATATGCCATTGTCTAACACTCCGCCTGATGACTATCATACAATTTTAGACTATACTTATGTTTCAGGTTTCTATGTATTGAGAGAGGAATATAAGAAAAACGGCAATGGCTCGGTTACTATGGGCAGCAGTTCAAGCGGAACAAACAGTTTTACCGCAAACAGCGGCATTGCTTCCGGTTCATCAAGTGCGGCAGTAAACATAGGAAATGCCAAAGGAATGAATTCATTTTCTTGTAACACTTCAACAGCATCTAGCTATAGTAGTTTTGCGGCCAACTCGGCATTAGTGGATCAACAGTATTAAGCTGCTTTTAATTACAGTAGTTGCTATGGATATAATTCCGTTTCCTTTAACTACGGACGAACTGCGGGAAGGGCAATAAAGTGTGTTGCAATGTCTGCTACTGCAAAAACACTTACTGCTGCAAGCGGTGAAAATCTATCCGGGCTTGTCGGAAATAAGATTCTGATACGGTATAAAAATAACGGAAACACTATCATATATACCGTAGCAGATGTGACAGGTGTATCCGGTCAGACAATCTATTTATCAAGCGACACAAATATTGGTTGGGGTGGATATGGAGAAGCTTTAATCAGCGACGGATATGTGTTTAGAATAGAGTCGTCAAATGGATAAAACCTTGCAAGCGGATACGGGATGGCGGGTGGTGCATATGCCCAGGCACACGGACTATACACCATTGCCGCCCATCCCGGAGCTGTAACATACGGAAAATACGGAACAAGTCCGGAGGAATATTCATGGAGCCTTGCAAACGGTACATCTTTAGCGGCACAGGGTCTTGCGGTAAAAATACTGCAAAACGGTGATATACATGCTGACGGAACTTTGACAAGCCCATGCGCGGACTATTCGGAGCTTTTCGAATGGCTGGATGGAAACCCAGACAATGAGGACAGGGCCGGATATTTTGTTAAGCTTGTAGGCGATAAAATAACCATTGCAGATGACTTTGACACTCCTCTTGGTGTAATTTCAGCCATGCCGGCGATTATCGGCGACAGCGGAGAGATGCATTGGCATGGCAAGTATTTAACTGATGATTTTGGACGGGTAAAGTATCATGATGTGGTTATCCCGGCGGAAAAGGATGAAGAAGGAAACATAATTGCTCAGGAGCGTATTGAACGCCAGCCATTGCTCAATCCCAATTGGGACAGTGCACAGGAATATGTGCCAAGATTAAAGCGCCCCGAATGGGCAACGGTCGGTGTACTCGGTAAATTGATTGTTTACGATGACGGTACCTTGCAAAGTGGGGATTTATGCAGGTGTGGAAATGGTGGCAAGGCTGTCAAGTCAATCACCAATGGGTATCAAGTCTTAAAAAGAATATCTGAAGATAAAGTGCTGATATGGTTTAGGGGGTGATGTAGTTGCCAAAAACAACAGAAAACTATGGATTTAAGAAGCCTTTGTACAATGAAAATGCAGATGTGGCTGTGCTTAATGAAAACATGGACGCCTTGGACGAGATTTTAACTCCCGCAGTATCAGCAAATACAGCGCCCGGCGCGTCTACGAAAGGAAAAATTTCAATAGTGCTCGGATGGCTTGCCAATCGCATTAAAGCAATCACAGGCAAGTCGTCATGGCAGGCGGATCCTTCGGTTACCCTTGAGGACTGCAAAAACCATATTCAAAGCGGCACCCACGCCAATGCCACCGTGGCTTAAAGCGGATTTATGAGTGCTTCCGACAAACAAAAGCTTGATTATGCTACAAGTGAATATACCGCAAACAGACTGATTTTAAGGGATGCAAACGGCAGAGCTAAAGTACAGACTCCGTCAAGCTCATACGATATCGCAAATAAAATCTATGTGGACAATAACTTTGTTCCTAAAAATTCGGATGCTACAATGTCGGCAAAGCTTATCGCACAGTCCAACACCGCATACTCCACAAAGCAGGTGCGAAATATTGTGATATGGACTTCGGGTGACACTCCGCCTTCCACTTCCAACGGGGAAATTTTGATAAAGGTGTTTTAGCCATGAGCAGGACGATTTCGTTTAAATATGATTATCCCTATTGCGGATACAGCGATACTGCCAAGTATGGAAACCAGTGGGCGGAGAGCAGAACCACTTTGAACGGATGTTATACTTATCCGATGGAATTTAATAACCCGGTTCCGGGTGTCAGGCATATGAAGATTGAAGTTGAAGTGGAGAACACAGGCTCGGGAACGATATACGGTCGATCATGGGACTTCATGGTGCACCGACAAAGCTACGGATGGGTTGATATCCTTACATTTACCATGCCAAATGACGGTCTTTATACCATTGACACTGACATACCGAACTACAATATAACGAAATTTACAGTCGTGCCGACCTCAAATCCCGGCAGCAGCAGAACATGGGACAGCTGGTTTGGTGTCGAGCAGTTGACTATTACCGAAAGCGTAACAACTGCGGATTTATTGACGGGAGATTTCCAGTACGGGATTTTCCCCAATTATTACGGCATATCACAGCGTGTCAATGAGGTTTATGTGAATATAGGCGGCGTTTTGACCAAGGCAAAGGATATCATGTTAAACATTGATGACACTCTAGTTTCTTTGCCGAAGGTTTATTCAGGCTATTTCAAGTCAACCTCGGAGCAGATGAAGGTTTTTGAATTTACGGTACCGACAGATGGAGTGTACAGAATACAGCAAAAATGGATCTCGGGTGACCATGAACTAAGACTATATGACAGCAGCTTTAATCAAATATCAGACGGATACTTTTATTCTCAGGCTTTCGCACTAAACGGCGGAAGCCTTTATTATATATCGGTAACGCATTATTGCTACAACACCAATACAGGTGAAAGCTATCTGCAGATTTATAAGGTGGGTTAATTTATGGATAAACTTAAATATTTATATGGAGGAATCACAAGCTTTTTTGCATATGTATTTGGCGGCATGGACAGTCTGATGGCTGTTCTTTTAATTTTGATTGTTATTGATTTGGTAAGCGGATTTATCAAGGCATGGGTAAAAAAAGAGTTTGCGTCAAGCACATTTTATATGAGCGGTGTAAAGAAGATTGGAATACTTCTGATTGTGGTAATTGCCACACAGTTTGATACTTTAATGGCCGGTGAAACGGTTGTTTTCAGAGTTGCCGCAATCACCTATTACATTGCAAACGAAGGGTTTTCGATTTTGGAAAACTGGGGCGCTTTGGGCCTGCCGCTGCCAAAGCAGCTGAAAAATGCGCTTGCTAAGTTAAAGGAGGATAACAGCGATGACAATAAAATAAAAAACAGATTGCATATAACCGGACTAAAAGAAGTCAAAGGCCGCAGCATATTGTTATTCACGACACTGCAAACAAAAACAAGGGAGCCAATGCCGAGCCCATTTTAATTTCTTTAACAACGGCGACAGGCAGGCGTCGGCGGACTTTTTTGTGGACGATAAGCAAATCCTGCAGGTCAACGATTATAACACCTACTACACTTGGCACTGCGGCGATGGGAAGGGTAAGAACGGCATAACCAATGCCACTTCCATAGGAATCGAGATTTGTATAAATGCTGACGGAAACTACGATGTTGCCTTTCAAAATGCAGTTGCACTAACAAAGCAGCTCATGGCAGACTAAATATTCCTATTGACCGCGTTGTCCGCCATTATGACGCCAGCGGAAAGAATTGCCCGGCGTCCATGAGCGCTAACAACTGGGCGCTGTGGAATACGTTTAAGGCGCAGCTTATTGCAAGTACTGAACTTACAAGTGTAAACGACATTGTTTGGGAACTCGCCCACAGAGGAATTGTTTCAGACAAAGGTTTATGGCTTGAAAAGTTTGCAACCGACAGCAACGCATATTGGCTTGCACGAAAAACGATAAAGTATTTGAGAGAGAAAGACTTATGATGGGCACTTAATAAGTTTTAATCCTTCGCAAACAATTGTAAGAAAAATTAGGATAGCTAATTGGTTCTGTATCATGTTTTCATAGGAGGTGCTTGAATGATAGAGGCGGCTAATCATTTACCATATAACCCGCAGGAAACGAACTATACAAAGATAACGCAGGAGGAAATTCAAAGAGAGGTAGATTACTGGCGGGCATATAAAATCCTGCAAAAGATGCTTAAAGCG